TCTGTAATGGAAATTTAGAATACAACCATGACTTAATGGAGTTGGGTTTTAGAAAAGAGGTTTATGCACATAGTAAAAAGGCAACACTTCAATCAAAAGGTAAACCCCTTAACATTTACATAGGATATGATTCTAATCACGGAGACCTACATGAGGTCAACAAAAATTCAATACTAAATTCATTATCTAAAAGTATGGGTCAATACCAAAAAGAACTTCATTGGGAACCCGAAATCAAATTCCTTGACATTTCTAAACTTCCCGACTATAATAGGGAGTATGCAAATCAGTCTACTGAATTTACTTACAGTAGATTCCTAATACCACATTTAGAAAACTATGAAGGATATAGTATCTTTATTGATAATGATTTCATATGGAGAAACAATATTCTACCTTTATTCTATTATCTGAATTTAGATGATGCAGTTGCATGTATTCAGTATAAACAAATAGAACATGATACAACTAAGTTTAATGGTGAGGTCAATATAGATTATCCTAAGAAACTATGGTCAAGTCTTATGATTTTTAATAATGGTCATGAAGACTGTAAAAAGTTAACACCCGAAGCTGTCAATACATGGACAGGAAAACAACTACACCAATTCGAATGGACTGATAAGATTAGTCCGATACCCGAAAAGTATGTATTTACCGAAGGGTATGATAACCCTGATGAAAAATGGGATTACCATGGTATTCACTATACAAGGGGAGGCCCATGGGTAAAAGACATGGATTATTCCAACATAAATAATCTAGATGATTGGATAAAAGCAAAAAACATCTTGCAAAAATAACAATTCTATTATATAATGGAGAGAGGAACAAATAAATGAATGCATTAATTTACACAGAAAGCGGAAAACTAATAATTAGAAAACCAAATGGTTTGGAATGGGAATATGAAAATGTAGACCAACCCGAACTAGGATTTGATTATGAGGTTCTTGTCTATGATGATATTGAAGTTAAAATATTAAAATGGAATGACGAAATTATAGATTTCGAAGGTCAAGAAAAATCCACACTAACTGATGAAGATAAACGTAGTATTGAATTATACATAGAAAATTCAGAACCACCTTTAGGATATAACTTAAATACACAATATGTTAACAGACTAGAACATACAATTAGTCAATATACTCAAGCAACTTCAGAGTTGTATGGTATGATTGATTTATATTATGCAACATACGCTGGAAGAGAAGGTTCAAATCACCCTAGACGTGCAGATGCAAGAAGAGTTTTAGAATATTGTGATACTGCATACTCATGTTTTAGTCAGATTGCTCAAGAGATAATGTCCACAAGAGAAGATACTCTAAAACAATACGAAGAATACTTATCTGTAATTCCCGAACCACTAGTTCTTCCCGACTCTAGAACAGGTTAATGTATGGAACTCATTTATCATGATGAGTCCTTTAAGTTAAAAGATATAGGATTCCCCCTTAAAGACATTCACATAATTGATAATTGGTTGCCAGTCCAACTACATCATTGGGTCGATAAATCAATTGGTAATTCTAACATTTGGGCAAAAAGGAATGAAGTAAGAGGGACAAGTCCTACAGGTTTATCACATCATCAATTTTGGGGTGGAACACTACTCTCTGCACTTGAAAGAAGTCCAAAATATACATATCCTAATTTCGCAGGTGACATTGCAGATTATCACAATTCTGCACCCAAACTAGTAGCAAGATTTTTAGATAAAAAACTACAAACTGATTTTGGTTTTGCATGGGAAAGATTTCAATATATGGGTTTAAACTCTCAGACACAAGGATTACATGGAACAACACACTCAGATTGTTCAGATGAAGATGAATGGAATCTATCATTTCTGTATTACACTAATACGTTTTGGTCAAAACATTGGGGAGGCCCTTTGAGAATATATGACGAAATGCAACAGGGTTTACATGGAAGGGACGACCATATTAAGAACCACCAAATTGCAGAAATAGAATTTGTTCCAAATAGACTTGTTGTATTTGACGGAAGAATACCACATGGTGCAGATGCACCCACACCCGAAGCACGATATATAGATAGGAAGTCAATAGTAATCAGAGGTGATGAAATTAGACTTGTAGAAGATAAGGAATGGTTTAAACAATGCCCACAATAGAATTCAACACATTTAATGAACAGACTTTAAGAGACACTAAACCTGTATTAGCAAAATCTGTCACACCCGATTGGTGGAAAAATATGAAGTTCAATGAATATACTCGTGGAATCATGGGAACTACTATACGTGCATGTCCAGCCATGGACGATTGGTTAAAAAGTGGTTGGTATTTGTGTGCAAATCGAGATATGATTGTAAAAAATGGTCACATAGATGATAATGATGACAGTCAATATGTTGGTTCACAAGAATTTGGAGATGGTTGGGAAACTCCTTCTCCTCATCACCCCTCATGGCAGATGGGATATGCATTTCAATATCTTCCTGATGATGAAGCACCCGTAAGGAGTGCATTTAAGTTTAGAAATGCATGGAACATAACTACACCGCCTGGATATTCCACTATGTATCTAGACCCATTTTTATTTCAAAATAAATACTTTGCAACATGGCAGGGAATTATTGACACGGATAAATTTAATGCAAACTATGACAATGCACAAATTATATTTTATCCACGTGTCAGTCATTCGTTTGTTATAAAGAAAGGAACTCCTTTAGTTCAAGTAATACCATTTAAAAGAGAGGAATGGAATGCAACTTACGTAGTAAACGGAAGTGAAGACTGGACAAAGAATAGAAGTTATCTAACTGCAAATGAAGGTCGTCAAAAAACTATGGACGAGTTTTCAAGAGACCCAGCAACTTCTAATGAAGCAAGAAGTGAAGAATTTGCATTAGGTGGATATAGAGGTGGGAAACTACATACAGGTAAGGGTAAAAACTTTAAAGAAGAGAGTCCACCACCCGAGTGTCCTTATCATGTCAGTGAAGACTCACCCGAAATACAACTAGAATTACCTATAGGAGATAAAGATGGCGATTAGATTACTATTTCCATATGCATGTATTGAAAGAAACCTTGTAGACGAAGGTGTATTAACACAAGATTATATGGATATGTTAGCAAATACTATGGATAGTATGAGAAAGAAAGACCCGAAGGGTAGACAAGTCTCTAATCAGTATACTGGTTGGCAGTCTAATGATGGTGTAGAAAGAAATCCAACCTTCTCTAAAGCAATAAGAACAATTAAGAATACTTTTGATACTGAATTATTGAGTTATACAGGACACAGTCCAACAGAACTTCAATTATCAATAGGTAATGCATGGGCAAACATTAATGATAATACAGCATGGAATGCACCACACTTACATAATGGTTGTTGGTATAGTGGTGTGTTTTATATAAAAGCAGATGGTGATGAAGGTAATTTTATGGCTATTGATACAGACTGTAAAGTAGTTTCAGACTTTCCATATTCTCCTAGAGATGCACAGAACTGGAAACTTGCACCAAGAACTGGTCATTTATTTCTATTTCCAAGTGCATTAATGCATATGGTTGAACCCAATCTTACTCAAAAAGATAGATATAGTATATCATTCAATATGAATATGAATTTCCTTTCAGACAATGCAAGACATTCTCAGTTGCAAGGGTTCCACCCTGATGAACTTACTTTTCATACTGATGAAAATGGAAAACTAATACAAAACCAAACCACTACAGACGAGTAGAATAGATAAATAATGGTATGGAAATAGTCGTATCACCTTATATCTTATGGAATGTCGTAATGACAGTTGTTATCCTACCCATAGGTTTCTTAGTTAGAAATGTTCTATCAGAACAAAAACGAATTGATATTCTAATCAATAAAACAAGAGAAGAGATTGCTAGGGATTATGCTACTAGAGAACAAATTGAAGCTGACTTTCAAAGAATTATGGATTCAATTAGTAATATAGATACAAAGATAGACAGACTTCAAAGTAAAACCTATTTCCAAGATTAAATTCGTTATAAATAGTAGTATAACAGGAAACTACTATGGCAGAACCAAATTCAAAAGCAACCTTTAAAGAGTATATAAAGAGAAAACTTGGAGCTCCAGTTTTAGAAATCAATGTGGACGATGACCAATTTGATGACAGAATGGACGAGGCACTTCAATATTTCCGTGAATATCATTACGATGGTTCTATAAAAACATACCTTAAACACCAAATTACACAACAAGAGATTGATTCATTTAAAACGAATGAAACTCACAATGCAGCGACAAGTGGAACACATGCAATTTCAGGTCAGACGTTTGGTGAAGGTCAAAACTACATTACACTACCCGAACATGTGTTAAGTGTATTGCAGATATTCCCTTTCAATTCGGGTCAGACTTCAAGTATGTTTGATATTCAATACCAATTAAGACTTAATGACTTGTATGATTTAACTTCAACCAGTGTTTTATATTATTCACAAGTTCAATCACACTTATCACTTTTAAATGATATCTTAGTGGGTCAGATACCTATAAGATATAATATGCACTCTAACAGACTCTACATGGACTACAGTGCAAGTAAATTAAGTGCTGGAGAGTATATCATTATTGAATGTTATAGAAAATTAGACCCTACAGACATGACTGATATCTACAATGATATGTGGTTGAAAAAATATGCAACTGCATTAGTTAAGTATCAATGGGGTGAAAACCTATCCAAGTTCCAAGGTATTGCACTTCCAGGCGGGGTGACACTCGATGGTTCTGCAATGAAACAAGAAGCACAAGAAGAAATTACAAAATTAGAAGAAGAGTCTAGACTGAACTTTGAAATGCCAGTCATGGACTTAATGGGGTAATAAATGCCTACAAACGTATTTTTTAACCATGCAGTATCGACTGAACAACACCTCTATGAGGATTTAGTTGTTGAGTCATTACGAATATATGGTCACGAAACATATTATCTACCAAGAGAAATTGTAGAGGAAGACACTATACTTGGTGAAGACGTGCAGTCAACATTCGGTGATGCATATTCTGTAGAAATGTATTTAGAAAATACAGAAGGTTTTGAAGGAGAAGGAGACCTCATGTCTAAGTTTGGTGTCCAAGTAAGAGACCAAGCAACATTTATCATATCACTTAGAAGTTGGGAAAGATTTATATCCTTAGATTCAAACCTTGCAACTTCAATGAGACCTAACGAAGGAGATTTACTTTATTTCCCTCTCAGTGGTTCAATGTTTGAAATCAAATTCGTAGAACATGAGAATCCATTCTATCAAGTCGGAAAACTATTTGTATTTAAATTACAATGTGAGTTGTTCGAATACAGTGGAGAAGATTTCGATACTGGTTCATATGCAGACTTAATAGAATTAGACCAAGCATATTCAATAGGATTAACAATGACCAACCAAAATGCATATTCTATTGGTGAAAATATAACTAAGAACGGAGTTGTTGTTGGTGAGGTTCAGACTTCACTGGGTAATGCAACAACAATTATTCATAACACTGCAACACTTACAGTTGGAGATACACTTGTTGGTGTAGATTCGGGTGTATCAGATACAATTGCAGCTATCAATGACGTATTGACTATGAACAATGATGGTTCTGCACAAAATAAAGACTTTGAAGACAAAGCAGATAACTACTTAGACTTCTCAGAAACAAACCCATTTGGTGAGGTCACATAATGTTTGGGACACATTTTTATAATGAGACAATTAAAAGAGCAGTATCAATCTTCGGAACACTGTTTAATAATATCACATTAAAGAAAACAAAAGAAGACGGAACTGTGTTAAGTATAATAAAGGTTCCAATTTCATACGGCCCAAAACAAAAATTCCTTGCAAGACTACAGGAAGAACCAAATCTTTCAGATAATAATAGAAGTGCAATTTCTTTACCAAGACTTGCATTCGAACTGAATGGTTTTGAGTATGACCCAACAAGACAACAAAATAAATTGATAAGACATTCTAAATCTAATTTAGATACAGACGGAGTGAATCGTTCATATCAATACAACCCAGCACCATACAACTTAACTTTTACACTAAGTGTTCTTGCAAAGAACATGAATGATGCATTACAAATCGTAGAACAAATTTTACCATATTTTCAACCCGAATATACAGTCACAATGAAAATGATTGACTCTATGACAGATACTAGAGATGTTCCAATTACACTTAATAGTGTTGCAATGGAAGATACTTATGAGGGTTCCTTTGAAGAAAGAAGAGTTATTGAGTATACCTTAGAGTTTACTATGAAACTATACTTCTTCGGCCCAGTCTATACTGGAAGTGTTATTAAAAGTGTTATTGAAAGAGAATATATCAATACTGGAAATGCAAACTTTACAACTTCAGAAATTGCAGACAGTGGACTAATCAAAGAGGTTAAACACTATGAACCCGCATTTGCAGAAATACCGAATGCAGTGTCTAACTCCACAACAATCACCTTTCCGACTGCAATAAATACAAAGATAAGTGCAAATGACGAAATATTTGGAACAGGGAATGCAACCAATCCAACAGTTGTTTCAATTGCAACTGATAGACTATCAATGGTAGTTTCAGGTGCAGTGACTATAGAAACAAACACTACACTTAAATTTGTAGGTTCTGTTGACCCAACAGATACATTCGTAGTTGCAGAAACAGTGACATTTTATGATGATGGTGCTAAAGAAAGTTTTAGTGAAACCAATGACAGTTAATTATGACAAAAGAACCAATAGACGATAAGTTAAACTCTCT